TCACGGCGGCGATGCCGAAGTAGCCGACACCGGTGCTGACCTGATAGGAGAGCGGCTGCGTCGGATCGACCCGATCCGCGACGGCGGCCGGGATCGGTCGGGACTCGAAGCGCACCCACAGGTCGGCGACCCGGTCGATGATGAGATGCAGGCTGCCGAGGAACTGCGAGCCGCTGCTACCGGAGAATTTCAGGGTGCGACCGTAAAGCTCGAAATACGGGTCGGGCGTCACCGTCTGCTGATCGCGCCACTCCCAGCGGAAGTTGCCGCCCCCCGGACCGTGCAGCACGTAGTTGAAGTCGACCGGCTTAGCGAAGAGCTCGCGCCGCAGCATCGGGCAGGGCGTGGGCGGCGGCGGGGTCGTCCCGCCCGCGAACGGCACGGACAGCCGCGCCTCGATGCCGCTGGACTCGGTGCTACTGCCGCGCCTCACCCCGCCCCGGTTAAGGCGACTCGATACGGTAAGGCGCAGACCCGGCTCGGGTTCCGACTGCGAGGCGTAATGACGGCTCTCGCACTGGCTGTACGCCTGACTCGTGGCGTTGTTGAGATCGCTGACGACCTGATCGTAGTAGCGGCGCGCCAGCGGACTGTGATCCGGCTGCGGCTGAATCCACCAGTAGCTGTTACCGAACAGCCAGTAGAAATCCACACCCGGCCAGTCGTAGATCCACCAGTCGCAGTCACGCTGCTGGCGCACTTCATCCTGCGCGCTCTGCCAGCTGCAGGCGAAGAACTCGATGGGCACCGCCTGCTTGAGATTGGCCTTGACCGGGCCGCCCGGCAGCGGAGTGACCTCCGGCAGAGGCGTTGGCGACGGTTCCTTCATCACGCCCCCCGCGACAGTTCGCGTAGCGCTTGCGCCAGTTGCATCGCCGTCTCGCGCGAGGACTGCACGGTGTGGGGTTTGCCGCCGACGTGGAAGCGCAGGTCGACAATGTCACGCGACTGCCCCCGATCCGTCGTGCCGTTGTCGCCAGCCATCATCGCCATCTGGCTCACGGCATTGCCTACCGCCCCGCCAGCGGCGAAGCGCGGCATGGCGGGCAGGAACCCAGCATTGAGCGAAGCAAAGAAAGCCTCGCCGAACTTGCGCACGCTGGCCGCCCGGATGACGAACTCGCCGTGGGAGAGCAGCGCCGGCACCGAATCAGAGGTTTCAGTGCCCGGGCCGAAGATGCGTCCCGACATTCGCCGAAATCCCTCGGCCACGGCCTGCCCGCCTTCGGCCAGTTTCTGGATCAGGCCGCCCTGGGCATTGGTGTAGACCTTGGTGACGTAGATCGTGTGGGTGCTCGAGGTCGGTCGCAGCAGTTCGGAAACGGCCGCCCGGTACTGGTTGAGGTCGGGCTGCACGGTGTGGGTGGCCGAGGTTGGAGCCGACAAGACCGTCTTGGCATCCTGCGCAAACGACGCCAGCTGCTGGCGGGGTTGATCGAAGGACACCAGCGCCGGGATCTCGACGTTGGCACTGGCCAGTGTGCCCTTGAGCCGGTCGATGTCGGCCATGACCTGACTGGTGTCGGCCTCGACCTTGGCGAGCAGTTGCAGGTTGTCCGCGTCGGACTTGAGTTTCTCCAGAGAGGCTTGCGCCTCCTTGGTGTCGGCCTGAATCTTGGCGACGATCTGCTGCGCCTCGGTCAGCGCCTTGAGTTTCTCGATGCCGGCCTTTGCGGCCTCGATGTCGACCTCGAGCTTGAGTTTGTCCTGCGCGAGCAATTGGCTCCGCAGCTTGTCCAGTTCGTCAGAAACCGATGCGAGTGCCCGCTTGGCTTCGTCGGCACCCTGGCCAGCGGCGCTGGCAGCCTGCTTGTGCGCGTCGCCCAAGCCCTTCAGGGCCGCATCGGCAATGCCGGCGGCCTCCTTAATTTCACCGATGGCGGTCGCCGCCGCCTGGCCTTCGGACACCACGGTCTGGGTGACCGTCTTGCCGTTCTGCTCGACCTGGCGGGTCACCGCCGAGGCGGTACGTTCGGCCAGGGCGATGGCTTCCTCGGCAAGTTTGCGGGCCTGCTCGTAGTTGCCGGCGGCGAGCGCCGCACGGGCCTGCGCCTGCTTCTCGTCGATCTGGCGCAGCCGATCCTGATAGGCCGCATACTCGTCCATCCCCTTGCGGGACAGCTCGCGGATGCGATCCTCGACCGACAGGCGCAGGTTGAGCCGCGCCTCGTCGGCGGCCTTGGCCGCTTGCAGATGGCGCTGCTCCTCGGCGATCAGCCGATCGACGGTGGCGCGGTAGGCCGACTCCAGCTGCGAGTAGATGGCGATGCGCGCCTCGACCGCTTGCCGCTCAATGGCTTGCACGTCCTGGCCGGCGGAGCGGGCAAGCTGAACGGCCTGACCGTAGGTGGCCTTCCACGCGGCTTCCATCTGCCGAGCCCCGGCTTCCACCGCCGCGAGCTTCTCGCGCTCGGCGGCAAGCAGGGCCTGGGTGGACTCGCGGATGGCGGCCGCCTCGGAACGTGCGGCGTTCTGCGCCGCAGCCTCCTGTCGCTTGTAGTTCGACTCGATCTCGGCAACGCGGGCATCCCAGATCGCCTTGATGTCGGCGGCGACCTGGCGGTACGAGGCCGAGAGTTGCTTGACCGTCTCGGCGGCCTTCTTAGTTTCGGCGTCGAACGCCTGCCGGATCGCCTCGCCGGCCTGGGTGGCCGCGCCCTGGATGGCGCGCAGGGCGTCGCTCGTTGCGGGCAGCGCGGCCTTGAGTCGCTCGGCAGCTTGGGCGGCCAGCATCATCTGGGTTTTGACGGAGAGGGTGCCGGTATTGGCCAGTTCTTCCATCGCGCCGGTCAGCTGCTGCAACTGCTGGCGCTGCCGGTTCATCTCGTCGATGGCGCGGTTGGTCTCGCGGATGTCCTGCACCATCTTGACTAGCCCACGCCCCATCTCCCAGACGGCGACGGCGGCGAGCACCGGCAGGAAGCGCATGAAGGCGGCCTTCAGGACGTTCACCGCCTCGAGCAGCTTGGCGACGGCAGCCACGCCCTTCACCGCGAGCACGGCGACCAGCGCTTCGCCCAGCACGCGCGCGACGGTCATGATTTCCTCGCCGTGGCTCGCCACTATCACCAGCGCGTCGGCGAGTTTCTGCAAGGCCGGCAGCGCAGCTTCGGCCACCCTCATGGCAATGCCGGACAGCGCCTGCTTGACGGTGTCGAGGGTGTCGTTGAATTTCTCTGCGGCTTTCGCGGTATCGCCGCTGATCTCGAGGCCGAGTTCCTTGAACTTCTGCTTCAACTGCTCGATGCCTGCCCGCCCCTGGTTGAGAAACGGGATCAGCTCGACGCCGCTCTTGCCGAAGATCTTCACGGCCAGCGCCGACTTCTCGGCCCCGTCGGGCATCGCCGCGAAGGCGTCGGCGAGGTCGAGCAGCACCTCCTCGGTCGGGCGCAGTTGGCCGGCGGCATCCTTGACCGAGACGCCCAGGCGGCTGAAGGCCTCGACCTGTTCCTTCGAGCCGCCCGCCGCCTCGATCATTGCGGTGGCGAGTTTTTTGATGCCGTTCGCCAAGCCTTCCAGGCTCGTTCCAGACTGCTCGGCGATGGGACGCAACAAGGACAGCGATTCGACCGAGATGCCGGTCTTCTGCGACAGCTTGGAGAGGTTGTCGGCGGTGTCGAGCGCGGCCTTGCCGGCGGCAACCAGTGCGCCCAGCGACAAGGCCGCGCCCAGCCCCGCCAGCACCCCGTTGACCTTGCTGGCAGCCGATGACAGCCCCTCCAGATTCGCCTTCACGGAGGCGAGCGCCGCCTTGGTCTGGTCAATCGCGGTGATGAGGATTTGGGCGCGGTCGGAGGCCACGGCTTACAGACCTTGTGCGTTCAGTTGTTGCAGGATGGCGGTGGAGAGCTTGGGTAGTTGCGAGCGCACGAGGCCGGGCAGATCGAAGCGTCCGCGCAGAGTCACCGAGGGCACGAGCACGGCGATGGGGATCTCCTGGCCGCGCTTGATCGACTTCGCGCCGGTGTGGCCGCGCTCGGCCCGCTTGAAGCGGCGCAGCTCGGCGGTGTTGTCCTTGATGTTCTCGGCCATCAGGATCACCTTGCCGTTCTTCTCGATGAAGAAGGCATTGCCGGCGCGCATCAGACCATCGATCACGCGACGGAAGGCCTTGCGGCCGATGCGCTGGTGCTCGGGCAGGAGCGGAATCAGCAAGCGGCCGCCGATGGTGCCGCCCCGGACGTGGATGCCAAGCCAGGGAATGCGCGAGCCGACCAGCAGCGCCGGGAAGCGCTCGGGACTGCCGGCGTAGAGCTTGTGGCGCATCGACTTCACGAATGAGGCGCGCCGAACCCTGAAGGCCGACTGCATCCGGGACTGGGCCGCCTGGGTGATCTCCTTGCCTGCGGTCTTCATCCCGGCTTCGACCGCCTTGCGGATCGCCCGGCGCTTCTCAGGCACCCAGCTGTCGAGCCGCTTCGGATCGAGTAGTCCTGACGTGGTGAGGGACAGCTTCACGGCTTGATTTCCCGGGCGAGCGACTTGATCTCGGCCCCGCCGCCGCGTGTCGCGGTGACGAGGAGCGCGAACTGGACGGCCAGTTCCTCGCGCTCGGCACGCTCGGCGGCGGCGAGAAACGCCCGCACCTGTGCCAGCGTGAAGGTCAGGACGTCGGGGTAACGGTGGCCGGATCGGAGGAGTCGCTGGATGGCGTCGCCCCAGGGATCACCGTGCCGATCCGCTGGCTGACCCGTGTGATCTCCGGCACCACGCGGCGGATAAAAAAATCCGCGTTCGCCCCGAACACCGCCTCGGCCAGCCGGATCGCGTCGTCCAGGGCGAGATTCGACACCCACTCCGGCGGTCGGCGGCAGGCGATGGCCAGCGCCAGGATCACCGACTCGCCGTCCTCGGACAGCAGGCGCAGCCAGTCGGGATCGGGGCCGAGCTTCCCGGCGAAGGGACGCACGGTGCGGGCGAAGATAGGCAACTCGCCTACCCGGAGCGGCGTGATGTCGAGCGTCTCGCCGCCGACGATCACGGTCTCGGGAACGGGCGGCAGCGCGGCAAAGGTCTCGTCAGTCATGGCGATCACCCGAGCTGGACGATGCGGCCGAACTGGCCGAGCACCGCGTCGTAGGGTTTCGTCGAATCGGCGAGCAACGAGCCTTCCAGCTCGAACTTGTTGAGGTCGTTCGAGATGATGTCGAACTTCTTCAACGGGTCGAACGCCACGCGGTAGAGCTCGATCAGCACCTTGGCGTTGCCGGCGGCGGTGTTCACCCCTTCGAGACGCAGGAAGCGTTCGGGCAGGGGCTGGGTGAAGATACCGATCTCGGTCACCGCGCCGAAGGTGTAGCTCGCCTTGAACGGCGGCGTGAGGCCGGTGATGTCCAGAAACTGGACGGCACCGAAATCCTCGTCGGCCGTGTAGTGCGTGCCGGGTGTCAAGGTCGCCGGCGTGCCGGCCGAATCGACCACGGTCAGCGCCGACACCTTGGGGTGCGCCAGGAAGTAGCGGTCGCCCACCACCGGCGCCGCCCCGCCCACCGGCTCGCCGGTGACACTGCCGCCGGCATCGGTGACATGGCTGCCATAGAGGGCGAGCGACAAGTTCTCCTTGGTGAATTCCTCGATGGTGAGCGCGACGGTGGCGGATTTCTGCTTGACCAGGCGCAGGTCGACGGCGCGCTGGCCGGTCTGGCTCTCGTAGTGTTCGATCACGTCGGTCTTTAGGGCCAGCGATAGATCGGCGACGTTGCCGGGTGTGCGTACATTGATCGGCTCGCCGTTGGCGTTGCGTTCGCCGAGATAGACGCGGCCCTGGAAGGAAGCGTAGTAGGACATGCTGGATTACTCCTTGGTGGTCTTGACGGCCTTTGCCGTGGCATCGGGTGCGTCCGATGCCGGCTCGGGGCGATGGGTGGCAGGTTCGGCGATGCGTTGGTCGATCAGCCAGCGTGCGGCGTGCTCGTCCACGTCGATGACGTGGCCGGCGGGATAGGCCACCCCGGCATGGGTGTGGGTGACCTTGAGTTTCAGCTTGGGCATGGTCAGCCTCCTTGAGAGATGTCGGATACGAGGGTGCGGTAGGTGATGCGGTAGATGGCCGGGCTGGCGATGGCCTCGACGTCGGCGTCTTCCGCCTGGTAGTCGGCGTCCATCTCGGAGATATTCAGCGCCAGGCCGCCGAGGGTGGGATCGGCGAATAGCGCCACATGGGCTCGGCAGATGATGTCGTCGGCCACGGCATGGCCGTCGGTCGGATCGCGGGCATGGCCGATGAGGCGCACGACGAGGTCGCGTTCCATGCGGTCGTTGCTGCGCTTCACCGGGGCATCGGACTCGATGAGCACGACGAGCGCCGGCGTCTGCTCGCGAGGGATGGCCGTGGTCGGCTGGCGCAGCACGGTGATGGGTGCTACCGCCGCCTGGCAACGCGCCTGCACTTCACGCACGATGCGTTCTCGTACCGAGATCATGAAAGCCTCGCGAGCTTCGCCCGGCACTCGGCTCCGTCACGCAATGCCATCACCTCCCGCACGCGGTAGGTGATACCGTGGATTTCGACCGTGTTCCCGACCGAGAGCAGAAGACGCTCGCTCGGAAACTCGATCTCGTAGTCGCGGGAGAGCGACAAGCCGTCGAGCACCGTTTCGTCGGGTGCCCGGAAACCGCACTCGACGATCAGTGCGCCGAACTTGACGGGGGTGAGCAGCCCGGCGCGGGCGGCCGCGTCATACAGATCAGCCACGCCTACCATCAGGCGCTCGTCAGCTTCACCAGCACGCCGGGGCGATGGCACATCGGCAGCGGGTTGGACTGGGTGTGCAGATCCGTGCCGCGTTCGAACTTGCGCGGTTCCTGCTTGGCGTAGAGCGGCTGGCCGAGGGTGTTCACCGTCTCGTTGAAGTCCGCCGGCGCGAAGTAGGTGGCGAAGGTGTCGACCGTACCGAGCGGGAAGGCATGGGCCTCGCCCGGGGCGATGAACTTGCGCACCGTACCGTTGATGTCGCTCGCCTGGCCGCGATACTCCTCGAAGGTGATGCCGGCGAAGGTGAAGCCCGCGCGCACGTCGTTGATCAGGATCGCCCCCTGCTGCCAGTTGGCGTAGGCCTCCTTGACCGTCTTGTGGGTGGTGAGCGCCCGGAAGAAGTCGGGCGAGCAGAGCACGTGCACACCGGTCATGAACTCGCCCTTGAGGTTGTCCTCGATTTCGGCGAGCACGTCGTAGCAGTGGCCCTTGACGTCGCTGTTGGCGTTGGCGAGATCGAAGTTGATCGACGTCTGGGATAGACCGAACTCGGTGTAGAGGTCGTAGATCGTGCTGCCGTCGGCGTCCAGGATCTGGCCCTTGAGCGCCCCCATGCGCAGGTGCTCCAAGGTGATGGCATGTTTGTTCCGCATGGTTTCCAGATGCCGCGCCATCACGCCGGAGATCGCTTCCATCTCCGTCTCCGAGCCGAAGGCGCGGATGCCCTGCACTTCCTCGGGCAGCACCACGTCGTCGTGCGGGATGTGGGGGATGACGAAGGAGCGCAGCTTGCGGGAGCCGCGCTCCCCCACGGTGCCCGGCGAGCCAGGCGGTTTGGTCGGCAGGAGGTTCAGCCGCCCGGCGTACTCCTCGACGATGATCTGCCGGGTGCGCACCGGCTTGGCCGGGAAGAGGCCCAGCTGCTCGATGCGGCCGTAACGGTTGGGAACGAGGTTGATGGCCGTGGTGAGGCTCGCCATCGAGAAGCCGGGGTTGTCGAAGGGATTCTGCATTTCGGGTCTCCAGAAGTAGGAAACCCGCCGAGTGGCGGGTTTTCGGGGGGATGAGAGGGGCTGCTTACGCTGCGTCGCGCACCAGGATGCCGAGGGCGACGAGCTGCGCTTCGGCCGCCGCCTTCTGCGGGGCGGTGATGCCGGCCGGCCAGATGAGCGCGCTGCGCGCGACGATGGCGTGGCGCAGGATGGCGAAGGCGTCGTCGCGATCGATCAGCGTCGCGTCGGTGTCGGCAGCGAGCACGGCAGCCGCAACCTCGGTGCCGTCGGTCGCACTCGGCGCCAGGGCATACAGCTTGCCGTCGGCGGTTTTTTTGCCGAGGACGGTGCCGAGTTGCAGGTTCTGACCGGCGGCGACCGTCACGGCCTCGCGGGAATAAAGATTCGGCGCCTCGTACTTCAAGAGGTCGCCGAGATTCTTGCTCTGGGTGATAGATGGCATGCTTTACTCCTTGTTGATGAGTTTCTTGACGGCGGCGACCACGGGCGAGGCCTCGGGGCGCTCGGGGGCGTCGGTACCGGCTTCCGGCGTGATGGTGGAATGGATGGGCGTGGCGTCCGTCCGCGCGGCCTTGGCCTCGACCAGCACCCGGCGCACATCGGCCTCGGTGTGGCCTCCGGCGATGAACTCGGCGGCCTTCTCGGGGCAGCCGGCGATCAGGCACAGCTCGGCGATCGCCTGGGCGGATTGGGCGACTTCACGGCGGGCTTCGGCGACCCGCGCAGCCAACTGAGCGGCCGCCTCATCCACGCCGATCGTTTCGGGCAGTTCGTTTTCTGCTTGCATGGATTCCTCCTTGGTTGGGAGCGCCGCCTCGGTTCGAGTGCCTGCCCGAGCCTGAGGCGGCTTGCGGCTTCGGGAGCTGAGGAAAGTCGAGAATTCGGAAAGCGTCGCCTCGAGCGTGCCGACGGCGTCGGCGAGACCCGATGCAACAGCGTTCGGGCCGAAGTAGAGGGCGGCTTCCGTCGCGCGCACCGCCGTCTCCGGCAGCCCGCGCATGGCGGCAACAAAGCCGACGAAGAGGTCGTAGAGGCGGTCGACCTCGGACTGGAGTTCGGCCTTCGCGGTGTCGGTGAGCGGCTCGTGCGGCGAGAAGTCGTTCTTGTGCCGGCCCGCCGTGATGGCGGTGTAGCGGTAGCCCTCGTTGGCATCCTTCACCGACTGGTCGATGTGCAGCGCGATGACGCCGATCGAGCCGACACCGCCGGTCTCGGTGACGACGAGGCGTTCGGCGGCAGATGCGATGGCGTACGCGGCCGAAAAGGCGGCGTCGTTGGCCACGGCCCACACGGGCTTGATGCCGGCCGCCTCGCGCACGCGGCGAGCGAGTTCGAAGCTGCCGGAGGCCTCGCCGCCCGGCGAATCGACATCGAGCAGGATGCCGGTGACACTCGGATCGGCCAGCGCCGCATCGAGCATCGCGCCGATGTCCTGGTAGCTCGTGAGACCCGATGCCGCCTCCAACCCCAGGGTGCGCTTCACCAGGGTGCCGTGGATCGGAATCACGGCAATGCCAGGCATCGAAAGAGGCGTGCTGCGCGGCGGCGGTACGGCAAGTTCTACAGTCGGCGTCTGGATGTCGAGCCGATGGCCGATCGCGGCCAGGATCACGTCGAGCTTGGCGCGATGGACGAGCAGCGGCGTCCCGAAGATGCGGGAGGCGAGGTGGGGCAGCATGGGTTGAACTCCTGTGGAGGGGTTACTACAATTGTGGTAAGCTGTTTCCGCTTGAATAGACAGGTGACGCCATGACGACTTCGACCTCCATCCGCATCGACCAGAAGCTCTATGACCAAGCTCGCGTTGAGGCGCTGGCCGAGCATCGGACCATTGCCGGTCAGGTCGAGTACTGGGCCAAGATCGGACGTGCCGCCCTGGACAACCCCGATCTGCCGGTCAGTTTCATCGCCGAATCCCTGGCATCGATGGCCGAACCTCGTGAGGACGCCACGCCCTTCGTGCCCAGAAGCCGGCGTCGATGAACTACGCCCTCAAGCAGACCCGCCGCTTCGCCCGCGCCTACAAGAAGCTCCACGACAACGTCGCCGCCGATGTCGATGCCGCCACGGAGGTCGTAGCGGCCGATCCCACCGTAGGGGAACGCAAGAAAGGCGACCTGGCCGATCTGTTTGTCTACAAGTTCCGCAGCCAGAATCAGCTCTACCTCCTCGGCTATACCGTCGATGAAGGTGTTCGCCTCGTCTATCTCGAGGCTGTCGGGCCTCACGAAAACTTCTATCGGGATCTCAAGCGCTCGTAGCCGCATCCGCTGACTCCGCATCCTGGGGCTGTGCGGTTTCAGCGGGTCCCCCTGTGTCGTGGCGCGGATCCGAATCAAAAACCAATCCGAGCGCATCGGCACGAGCGTTGTCGGCGGCGATCTCCCTGTCGACGTCCTCGGCGTCGTAGCCGTAGGCCGAGATCGCCTCCGAGCGGCTCATGAGCCCGGCGCGGATCGCGAGCTTGAGCGCGTTGAACTCCTTGAGCGGATCGACCCACTGCCAGCCCTGCGGGATCCACTTGGCGGCCTGGTACGCGCGCCGGCGGCGGGCGTAGCCGGGCAGGCTCAGCGCCCCTTCGAGGGCGGCCTGCTCCATCCAGGCGCGCCACACCGGGCGACAGAGCTGGTGCACGATCACCCCGTGCTGGAGGGCCTCGCAACGGCGGCGGAACTCGAGCAATCCCGCGCGGATGCTGGAGTAGTTCACCTGGGTGAGATCACCGGTGAGCATCTCGTAGGTGATGCCCATGGCGGCGGCCACCGCCCGGAACTGCTGGCGCATGAATTCGGCGTAGGAACTGCCAACGTCGGCCGGAGCGGAGAACTTGATGTCCTCGCCCGGCTCCAGAATTTGCAGGGTGCCTGGTTCGAGCCCGGCCAGTGCCACGCCATTGGCGTCCGACAGTCCTTCGCCCATCAGGTTGTCCTCGGGGGCCAGTCGCGTGATGAAACCGGCGAACATCGCGGCGGTCTTCTTGCGCACCAGTTCGGCATCGTCGTACTGGTCGAGCTCGTTCAACTTCACCAGGGCACGAGCCAACCAGGGCTCGCCGCGGATCTGCCCAGGGCGCAGCGGCCGGAAGAGATGGATTACCTCGGAGGCATCCACCCGCACCGTGTCGATGCCGCCGGCGCCGGACATGGGGGCGAGACCACCATCGTTCGGATGGGAGCGGTAGAGGTGGTAGGCCACCCGACGCCCCAGCCGGTCGAACTCGATGCCGGCGCGGATGAGGTTGCCGGAAGGCAATTCCCGGTTCATCGCCAGCGGCAGATGCTCGGCCTCCAGCACCTGGATTTGCAGCGCCACCGGCAGCCCGTCCTCCGGACGGCGCCAGCGCAGACGCACGATCGCCTCGCCGCCCTCCAGCATGGCCCGACAGGCGAGCGCCTGCAGGCCGTAGAAATCGGTGAGCCCGGCCGCATCGGCGACCTCGCACCAATCCCACCACAAATGCTGGATGGCTTCGCGCTGGGCCGCGTCGTCCACCATGCTCTGCGGCTTGATGCCGGTGCCGATGGCGTTGGCCACGAAGGCCTCGATGCCGGCGGCGGCCCAGGCGTTGCGGCGCGCGAGGTCGCGGCTCTTGGCACGCAGTTGTTCCTGCGTGTAGGCGAGCGCCGCCACGGCGCCGGGGTTGGCCACCGTCCAGGCGAGCGTGCGCCGGCCGAGGCCTGCACCGTCGTAGGTGGGCGTGCCGCCGAAGAGCCGGCGTCTGATGATTCCGAACCAGCCCATCAGAAACCCTTCCCGGTCGTCACCCGGATCTGGCGCGGCGCACGCGGATAGAGACCCGTGGCCACGGCATCCTTGTGCATCGCGGCCTCGACCTCGGCGATGGCGGCTTTGAGTTCCTCGACGGTGCGGTACTCGACCGTCTTGTCGCCGAAGCTCACGCGCTTCTCGCCACGGGCCAGGGCATCGCGCAGGGCCTGCAATTGGGCCTCTGTGTAGGTCGGCGTGCTCATCGATAGACCACCAGGTTGATTTCCGTGGTGTCGGCAAGCGAACCGGCGCTGGTGATGCACACGATGTCGAGCGTCGTGGTCGTCTTGCCGTCGGTGGTGGAGCGAGCGGCGGCGAACCTGATCGTGCCGGTCGAGACGTTGCTCCTGCCGGTGGCGACCCAGCAGTAATCCGCGTCGGCGAAGGGCGTGGCGAAGGTGATGCGGTAGCGGCCGGCGGCGAGGCGTGATACGGACGCCACGTTGTGCGCGGCTCGCAGATCGACCGCGCCGCCGACGTAGCCGAAATTCGCCCAGGCCCGGGCCAGCCCCGGATGGTCGGGACGGATCAGTCCCTTGATCTCGGTGCCGATGCGGGCGGCGAGCGCGGAGAGTTGCGCGACGAGGCTCATCGCTTACACCAGTGCCGCGTTGAAGATCGCCACGAAGTCGGTGTTGGTGTCGCCGACGTCGGCGGCGGCGACCGCGCCGATGTTGCTGCGCGCCTGCTGCTGCTCCGGGACGGTCAGCGTCTGCGCCGCATCGAAGCGCACGCGCTTGTCGATGGCGGCGGTGAGCGCGGCGATGCCGGTCTGGTCGTTCTGCAGCGCCTGCTGGAGTTCGAGCAGGGTGTCGTAGGCGGGGTCGGCACCGCCCAGGATGTCGGCCTTGAGGGCGTCGAGCACCGAGACGATCTTCGACGACGAGTAGGTGCTGGTCGTGGTGACGGTGGCATCGTCGATGGCCGCCGCCGTCAGGATGGCGGCCTTCAGTTCGTTGATCGCCGCCACCAGGCTCGACTTGTCCGTCGTGGTCAGATTGGTCAGGGTACCGGTGCGGCCCTTGACGGTGTTGAATTCCTCGGCGACGCGCAGGACGAAGCTGTTGAGTTGGGTTTGCAGACTCATGGGAAACATCTCCTTCAGGTTTCAGGAAAGCCAGCGGCTCTTGATCACGCGCCGGCTCGTTCTCGGGGCTCCAGAAGCAGCAAGGCCACCTCGCTGGGTGGCCTCGTTGATCGAACCGCTCGTTGTGTCCGCGTCGGTAGGCGGCGGCAGCCCGAGCTGTCGTTCCAGTTCGCGCCAGTGCCGCTCCTCGAAGCGGTCGAGGCCGGCGGCACTCGCCGCCGCGCGGGCATACACGTAGCAGTCGAGCGCCTCGTTGCGCTCGCGCATCTTCTGCCACTCCCGGATAGCGAAGCCGTTGCGATCGCGCCGGGTGACGAGCTGCTCGGCGCAGAGCTGCTGGACGAACTCGGCATCGACCCTGGGCAGATGCACAAAGCCGGCGGGGTAACGGATCGTGACGCCGTCGTCGGCCACGTCCGCGCTCTTCCTCAGGTTGTTGTAGAACTCCAGCTTGGCGATGCCGGCGGCGACCGAGAACACCTTGATGCCCCGGCGCAGCTTCTTGCCGCCCCGGGAAAGATCGACCGCCGTCGGCGTGCCGATCAAGGCCGCGCCCTTGGAAACGCCCTTGACCGCCATCACGCGGGGGTCGCGCGCCAGGCGCACGAAGGTGTAGGCCTCCTGCGTAGCGAAGCCCGTGTCCAGAGCGAACCGGGCGAGCGGCAATTGCGCGCCCGACTCGTGCGACCAAGTCTCGGCGATCAGCTCGGCCAGTCGTTTCCACACCGCGTCGCGGGCGGTATCACCCATCAGCACGCGATGCTCGACGAGCCAGGACTCCTTGCCGCGCCCGAAGGCCCAGATGGAGGCCTCGATGCGATCCTTCTGCACGTCGGCCCCGCCCACCAGTAGCAGGCCGCCGGCCGGGATGCGTCCGAGGGGATAGTTCTCGCGCCGCTCGATCAGTCGCTGCCAGTCGGGCGCCTCGCCTTCCTCGACCCAGGTCTCGCCGAGTTCGGTGTTCTTGAAGGTCTTGATGGCCGCCGCCGATCCGGATTCCTTGTTCACTGCGCTCTCCCAAGCGGCGGCAATCTCCCGCCAGCTACGCCAGCCCACCGGGCTGTAAAGGGACGACAGGTGGAAGCCCGCCGTCTTGGTTCCGTTCTCGGGGGCCATTGCCCGCCATTCGCCGTGCTCCAGCATCCAGGTCTTGTGGCTCTCCGGAATCGGTTCGTCGCACGCCTCGCACACGTAGGCCGCCGTCTCCGGCCGCCCCTTCTCCCAGCGCAGCTGCTCGAAACGCAGCCATTGCCGATGCGAGCAATGCGGGCAAGGCAGGAAGTAGCGACGCTGATCCGAAGCCTCGTACTCCCGCTCGATGCTGCTCGCCCCGGCGATGGTCGGCGTCGAGACGATAAAGATCTTGCGCCGGGCGAAGGTGCGGGTGCGCGCCTCGGCGAGTGAAATCGCATCGCCCTCGCCATCGACGTCGGATGGGTAGCCGTCGACCTCGTCGAGGAACAGGTAGCGCACCGGCATCGAGCGCAGGCCCACGGCGCTATTCGCGCCCGTCATCACCAGCACGCCGCCGCGAAACTCCTTCGCCAGGATCGTGTTGCCGGCGTCGCGGCTGCGGGCCGGCGCGATCAGTTCGGCCAGCACCGGCGACTCCTCGATCAGCGGGTCGATGCGCTGCTTGGAGTTGCGCTTGGCCATCTCCACGGTGGGCGAGACCGCCATCATCGGGCCGGGGGCGTGGTGGATCACATAGCCGATCCAGTTGTTGCCCATCTCGGTCGCGCCCAGCTGCGCCGCCTTCATGAACACCACCCGCTCGACGGGCGACATGGGCGACAGGCAATCCATGATCGCCTTCAGGTACGGCGTGCGGCTGGTGCGCCAGCGGCCCGGCTCGGCGGACGCCTTGCTGGAGAGCATGCGATGCCGGTCGGCCCACTCGGAGACGGTCAAGAGCGGGTCGGGCGTCAGCCCCTCGCGCCAGGCGCGCTCGATGTCGAGCGCTCCCTCGTAGTCGAATTCCATCAGTCCACCCGCGGGCGCATCTCGCCCAGCTCCTGCAAGTGCTCCCGCACGGCGGTCTCCAGCGCGACGTGCAGGGTGTGAGTGTCGACGCCGAGTTTCGCCGCCATCTGCGCCGAGACGCGCGCCGGCCAGTTCAGCCAGGCATCGCGCTCGGCCCGGGCGAGCTTGAAGACGTGGGCGATGGCCTGGGCCCGGTCGACCAGTTCTCCCTTGAGGCGGGCCAGGCGCACCTTGTTCGTCTGCGCCTTGACCACCTCGTTGACGGTGCGGGCCTGCAGCAGCGACGTGCCGCCCGCATTCAATGCCGGAGCGACCGGTTCGCCGGCATGCTCCTTGACTGCGACCGTTTCAGCGCGGCGCTTGGTGCCCTCCTTGGGCATGTCGGAATTTTTCGCCCACTCCCGGTCGGCCTTGTCCGGATCGATGCTGCCGTCGGCCTCCGGCGTGATCCGCCCGGCACGAATAGCCTTGTGCACGGCGGTATCCGACACCCCTCGGTGCCGGGCGTAGGCGCGAATCGACAGTCCCATGATCTCCATCAAGCATTGGCGCGGCCCCCGATCAAATTCAGCTTGGCTTCTCTCTGGAACAGCGCGTTCATGTCGTCACCATCAACCACCGCGAAGGAGCACGCCATGACCACAACCATCAAGCTCACCGACACCCAGCGCGAAGTGCTGAGGCTCGCGACCCAGCGCCCCGACGGCAACATCGAGCCGTTGCCGCCCCAACTCAAGGGCGGCGCCCGCCAGAAGGTGATCGAGGGCCTGCTCGCCAGAGAACTCGTCACCAAGTTCCACTATCCCGACCACGTCGAGTACTACGCCACCGATGCGGGGTACGTGGCCGTCGGCAAGAAGCGCAAGCTGCCGGCGCCGGTCTCGCCCGACCCCGAGCTCGAAGCGACCGTCTCCGCCGCCGAGGAAAAATGGCAGGCCGAGAAGCAGGACGCGGCCCTGCGACTGCTCAAGGCGGGCGTCGAGGGCAAGCCCCGCACCCGCACCGACAGCAAGCAGGCCCGGGTGATCGAGATGCTGCGCCGCCCCGAAGGCGCCACCATCCGGCAGATCTGCGAGGCCACCGGCTGGCAGGCGCACACGGTACGCGGCACCTTCGCCGGGGCGTTCAAGAAGAAGCTGGGCCTCACCCTCACCTCGGAAAAACCCGAGGGCGGCGAGCGCGTCTACCGGATCGTGGAGGCATGACCATGTCGGCGAACGATGGCTATCCATGCACCCGCTGCCAGGGTAAAGGCCGAATACCTCATTACGCGAACGTCCTCGGTGGCGTGTGCTTCAAATGTGGCGGCTCCGGGCTACAGAAGAACAAACCAGCCATGCCATCGCGTCGCTGGTCTGTGAATGCCGTCCGCACCACCGACCGCAACGATTGCGTGGTGTTCCACGTGCGCGCGCGGACGGAAAAGGAAGCCATCCGGAAGGCACGAGACAAACTGGTTCGTGCCAGTCATCCGATTTACGACGCCTCCACTGTCCGAGTCGAACCATGGCCGGAAACGATCTGATTGTCATGGGCCACGCGACCTGGCGCCGCCTGATCGAACGCCAGGCCATCCGACTCGCGCATGGCCTGCTGCCTGGTGTAGTCCTGCCAGCGGCGCACGATCACGTCCACGTACTTCGGGTCGAGCTCGATGAGCCGTGCCCGCCGCCCCGACTTCTCGGCGGCGATCAGCGTGCTGCCGGATCCGCCGAAGGGATCGAGTACCACGTCGCCCGGGCGACTGGAGTTGCGAATCGCGCGCTCCACCAGTTCCACCGGCTTCATGGTCGGGTGCAGGTCGTTCTTCTGCGGCTTCTTGATCTGCCAGACGTCGCCCTGGTCGCGGTCGCCGCACCAGTGGCGCTCGCCACCTTCCGGCCAGCCGTAGAGGATGGGCTCGTACTGGCGCTGGTAGTCGGCGCGCCCCAGGGTGAAGGTGTTCTTCGCCCAGATGATGAAGGTCGACCAGTGGCCGCCGGCAGCCCGGAAGGCCGCCTGCAGGGTATCGAGTTCGCTCGACGACATCGCCACATACACCGCGCCCCGGCAGTGCGCCAAGGTCGGCGTCAGCGCCGCCAGCAGGAAGTCGTAGAAGCCCTCACCGAGATTGTCGTTGAGGATCGCGCGATTCCTGCCGCGCAGTTTGTCCTTCGCGCTGTTGGCGTAGTTCACGTTGTACGGCGGATCGGTGAACACCATGCCAGCCAATTCGTCGCCCAGCACCTTGGCGTAGGCACCGGGATCGGTGGCGTCACCGCAGAGCACCCGGTGCTGGCCAAGCAGCCAAATGTCGCCCCGCCGGGACACCGGGGTTTCCAGCACCTCGGGGGCGGCGTCCTCGTCGGTCTGACCCTCGGTGGTCGCCTCCTCGCCAGAGAGCAGATCAGCCAAGGCATCGGCGTCGAAGCCAGTCAGGGTCAGATCGAAATCGTCATCCTGCAGGGCTACGAGTTCGACCTGGAGCATCGCTTCATCCCAGCCGGCGTTCTCGGCGATGCGGTTGTCGGCGATCACGAGGGCACGCCGCTGGGTCGGCGTCAGGTGGTCGAGCACCACCACCGGCACGGTGGAAAGCCCCAGCTTCTGGGCGGCAGCCAGTCGGCCATGCCCGGCCACGATCACGCCATCCGAGCCGGCGAGGATCGGGTTGGTGAAGCCGAACTCGGCGATGGAAGCCGCGATCTGGGCGACCTGCTCGGGCGAGTGCGTCCGGGCATTCCGGGCATAGGGCACGAGCTTGTCCGTCGGCCAGTGCTCGATCTTGTCGGCGAGCCAGTTCATTTTCGATTCCGTCCCCACGGCTGGTATGGCGGGTCGTCCAGTTTGGCCATGCGGTCGTTGAAGACGTCGGACAGGCGCTTCTTCGAGTCGCCATAGGTCGCCGTGACCCCCTCCGGCTCGCGCTCGACCTCGACCTCGTCCCAGTCCTGGCCGGTAGCCTCCAGCACCGGCACGATGTCCGGGTGGTTCTTGATCCAGCGGATGACGGCCACATCGACATACTCGGGTGCAAGCTCCGAGGCGCGCACCTTGCGGCCGCATGCCTCGCCCGCAAGGATCGTGGTACCCGATCCCGAGAACGGTTCGAACACGATCTCGCCCGGTTTGGCGTAGGACTCCATGACGAACTTCGGCAACCCCAGCGGGAACACCGCCGGGTGGTCGATTTCGCGCTCACGGTCGATCGGCCCGCGCTGGCGGGTGACGGTGATGACGGAGTCGGGGATGCGAAAGTCTTGGGTCGGCTGACCCTCATGACACCAGCCGGTGCGTTCTCCTTCCTTGCTTCTCAATCCGCCGGCGCTCGTGCCATCCGCCCGCAGGTGCACGTCCTGTCCGGCGTATTTGCACGGCACGATCTTGTTGGGCTTTCTTGCCTCGCGATTGAAGTGGAAGATGAACTCGTGGCGCGGGGCCAATCGTCCGTTCCAGTCTCCCGGCACGGTGACGCCCTGGTCCCACACATACCAGCCGAAGCGACGCCAGCCCTGGTCACGCAACCACTCGATCCAGCCGTCCCAGTAGGGATGCCATTCGTTGTCGCGATGAACGAGGCCGAGGTTGACCAGCATCTGGCCGTCTGCACGCATGGCCTGTATCGCCGCGCCGAACACGCCTCGCATCAGCGCATCCCAATCGGCAATGCCGCCAGTGGTGTAGTTCCTTTGGTTGGCGTAGGGCGGGCTGGTGAAGAGAAGCGCCGCCTGCTCGCCCGCCATCAGGCGCGCGATGGCCTGGCGGTCGGATGAGTCGGCGCAGATCAGGCGATGTTCGCCCAGCAGCCAGACATCGCCAGGTCGGCTGATGACGATACGCGGCGGGGCGAGGTCGTCCTCGTCCGCGTTCGACTGCGCATCGATCGCACCATCCTCCTCGGCGGCAGGTTCTTCCGCGATTGCAGCCAGCAGTCGCTCGATCTCGACATCATCGAAGCCGGTGAGCGCAAGGTCGTATCCCGCCTCGGACAACTCGGCCAGTTCCAGCGCCAGCATTGCGTCATCCCACCCGGCGTCCAAGGCCAGTCGGTTGTCGGAGATCACGTAAGCGCGCTTCTGGGTGGGCGTGAGGTGGGCCAGTTCGATCACCGGCACCTCGGCCAGTCCCAACTTGCGCGCGGCGGCCAGCCGGCCGTGGCCGGCGATGATGCCGTTCTCGCCGTCCACCAGGATCGGGTTCGTCCAGCCGTACTCGACGATGCTGGCGGCGATCTTGGCTACCTGCTCGTCGGTGTGCGTCCGCGGATTCCGGGCGTAGGGGATCAGCGTCTCGACCTTGCGGTACTCGACGTTGAGCATGTTCGGTTCGGTTTCCCAAAAAGGTGCGGCCCGGACGGGTGAAAGGAGGAAAGCCCCGTCACGGGCCGCAAGGGTCGTGGCTAGCGGTAGAAACTAAAAGGCCCGCGTCGTGGTGGGCCGGTCGGACTGGGGTGCAAACCTGCAAACCCTGCAAACCTCGGTTTGCAGTTTGACGCTAGCGAAATGCCGCGC